TCTTACCTCACCGCTTGATTTGGCGGAATATAAAAGTGCAATCACCGAAGCAATGTTCAAAGGTGCAAAGCGCAACGTGGAAAGTGAGGAAGAAACTCCAAAAAACATGGAAGTCGGGTAACGGACGCTGAAGTCTTTACCCGACTTTATTATTATGGAACAGTTCAGATGGGCATGGACGCAGAGGAATTCTGGCTTATGCCAATTGGACTGTTTTTTGATTTATGGGCTTGCCACAAGCAATGGCATGGGATCGAAAAGCCGAAGAAAACTCGAACGATTGACGATATTATCCCACCAGGCATATAGGAGGAGGTGAAGGTATGGCGGACAATTTTGGATTGAAAATAGGCGTCGAGGGCGAGCGTGAGTTTAAGAACGCCCTACGAGATATCAATCAGTCCTTTAAGGTGCTGGGCAGTGAAATGGCACTTGTGACCAGCCAGTTTGATAAAAACGATAAATCCATCCAGTCGGTCACTGCTCGTAATGCGGTTTTGAATAAAGAAATCGACGCACAGAAAGAAAAGATTTCAACCCTTAAGGCCGCTCTTGATAATGCCACCTCCTCTTTCGGTGAAAATGACCGCCGCACTCAAAACTGGCAGATTCAGCTGAACAGAGCTCAGGCAGAGCTCAATAATATGGAGCGTGAACTTCAGCAGTCTGCGGTTGAAGCAGATAATCTCGGTGAAGAGTTGGACAACTCAGGCAAAAGTGCGGAAGATTCTGGAGGTAAATTTGAAAAGCTTGGTGGTATACTCAAGGGCATCGGTGTGGCTATGGGCACAGTTGCAGTTGCTGCTGGAGCTGCTGCTATAAAATTGGGTAAAGAGGTAGTTACCCAGTTTGGGGAATTGGAGCAAAACCTAGGTGGCTCAGAAGCAGTCTTTGGAGCATATGCTGCTTCAATTCAAAAGACCGGTGAAGAAGCCTATAGAAATCTCGGAATTTCCCAAAGTGAGTATTTGGCAACAGCTAATAAAATGGGTGCATTGTTCCAAGGCTCTGGCATTGAACAGCGAAAAAGTCTTGAATTGACCGAAAAAGCGATGCAACGTGCAGCAGATATGGCATCTGTTATGGGTATAGATATGTCTTCTGCCATGGAAGCGGTTACGGGAGCGGCAAAAGGCAACTTTACCATGATGGATAACTTAGGTGTTGCCATGAATGCTACAAACATCGAAGCTTATGCTCTTGCTAAGGGACTAGATTTCACTTGGAATACCGCTACACAAGCGGAAAAAGCGGAAGTCGCAATGCAGATGTTTTTTGAGAACACACAGCAGTATGCCGGAAACTTTGCGAGAGAGTCAACTGAGACCATTTCTGGTTCTATTGGGTTATTACAAGCTGCACTTGGCTCTTTTACAGCAGGACTCGGTAACGCTAATGCAGACATGACAAATTTGACGGAAAATCTTGTGGATGCATTCCGTGCAGTCGTTAAAAATATCGTGCCTGTTTTAGAAAACATCGTAACCGCACTCCCGCCTGCGTTCGATGCAATTTTAACAGCAATAGGTGACCTGCTTCCGATGTTGTTGGAAACTGTCACGAGCCTGTTCACGCAAGTGTTGGAGACACTCTTGAACTTACTGCCTGAACTGATTCCTGCGGCAGTAGATGCGGTGATGACCATTGTGGTGGCGCTAATTGAAAACCTTCCACTTCTGATTGATGCGGCGGTGCAACTGGTGACTGCGCTTGTAGAAGGTATAGGCTTGGCATTGCCACAATTAATACCTGCTGCTGTAGACGCTATTACAACAATAGTGCAGAGTCTACTGGACAATCTCCCCGTCCTGTTAAATGCTGGACTGCTATTAATAATGGGTTTGGCACAAGGGATTTTAGATGCCTTGCCCCAGCTCATTTCCGCTTTGCCCACCATTATTACGGGTATCGTGGACTTTATTACGCAAAACCTCCCTCTTATCGTTGAAATGGGTATAGCTCTTGTTATTCAGCTTACGGCAGGCCTTATTAAAGCTTTGCCTCAACTGATCGCAAACCTTCCCCAAATCGTCACAGCTATTATTGCAGGCATTGGCAAAGCTGCCCTTTCTATTGTGGAGGTAGGCAAAAACATCGTCTTAGGCTTATGGGATGGGATTGCATCCATGATTACTTGGGTTAAAGATAAAATCAGCGGTTTTGTCGGCGATATTGTAGGTGGCATCAAAGGGTTATTGGGAATTCGCTCTCCATCTGCTGTCTTTGCTGAAATGGGAACAAATATGGCTCTTGGCATTGGGCTGGGCTTTGCAAATAACATGAATGAAGTAGAAAAAGGCATGGAAAACGAGATTCCTACTGATTTTGAAGCTACTTGGAATGAACTTACCAGTAATGCAATTAAGTCCTGGAGTAAAATTGTCGTTAGCGCCGAAGAAATCTGGACAAAACTGCAAGCTTTCTTTAAGGAAAGCTGGAAGCAAACTAGCGATAATTTTAGTGCAATCTGGAAAGGAATTAATGATATTGCCATAAATGTCTGGTCGAGCATAAGAGCAACTGCCAGTACAGTCTGGACAGCGATGTATGACTTTTTCCTGAAGAACTTTAACGCTGTTAAAGGCAACTTCCAACAAACTTGGGGTGATATTTCAAGAATTGCCGATTCAGTATGGCAAGGGATTAAAACTTCAGCAATAGGAATTTGGAATGCTATCAGCGACTTCTTTCTCAGCAGTTGGCAAAATACTAAAGCAAACTTTGAAAACATCTGGTACAGCATTAGAGATATCTTCATCAATATCTGGACAGGACTTCAAACTACAGCAACGGTTTTAATTACTGGAGTGGTAAACAACATGAAGGCGGCATTTAATATTGACTGGTGGAGCGTGGGCAGAAACATTATTGACGGCATAACCAGCGGTGTAATGGATGCTGCTAAAAGCTTGGCAAGAGCAGTGGCCAATGCTGCTCGGGCAGCTCTTGATGCAGCCAAATCAGCTCTTGGCATTAGCTCGCCTTCAAGGGTATTCCGAGATGAAGTGGGACTGCAAATTGGAGCAGGCTTTGCTGATGGTATTGATAAAAGTAGGCAAAGATTAATCGATAGTATGAACGCGCTAGTAAACGAAGTAAAAGCAGAGGCAGCACTAAACATTACGGGATTAGATATCGAATTAAAAGACGGGGCAAATATTACTAGAGCAGGGGCTGGGGGTATCACGCAAAATATAACGATTATCTCTCCCAAGCCTTTATCAGAGCGGGAGCTAGCCAGGGAATTTCAAAAAACCTCTCGAAAACTTGCAATGGGGGTGATCTAGTTGGAACTAACCTATGTTAATGATGCCGGAGAGAGCGTTACTTTGCGGCAAAGAAAACCCCTCTTTTTACAAAGCATAGACGGCACAGGTGCAGTAAAGCATATTATCTCCACCTTTAAAGCTCCTAACCAAGATGGCGGTGTGTTTGTCTCCGGGAGTCTAGATATGAGAAATATCACTATTGAGGGAAGGATACTGGCAGACTCCATCGAAAAAGCCTATGAACTTAGAAAAATGCTACTAAATTCGTTTAACCCGAAATATAAAGGAAGGCTGATCTTTAAGAATTTAAGCATTCCCTGCATTGTTGAAGAAGCTCCGGTATTTAAGGCAGACAGTCAGAAGACTCCTGCTTTTTTTATTAGCCTCCTTTGCACCTCACCTTATTTTGAAACGGTGGAGGAACTAACTAAACTATTAGCCGGCTGGCATCCAAATTTTGGCTTTGAATTAGAGATACCAGTTGAGGAAGGAATCGAGATGGGCTTTCGTGAGGAGAGCCTGATCATCCCTGTTGAAAATGTAGGCAGTGTGCCTTGTGGAGCAACTTTCGAGTTTATTGCCCAGGGGATTGTAGAAGATCCCATGGTTATTGATGTGGTAACGGGTAAATTTATCAAGCTAAACAGGGTGATGCAGGTAGGAGAAATTATCACCATATCAACCCACTTTGCCAATAAGCGAGTGTTATCTAGCTTAGAAGGCGGTACTAATGCCTTTGCCAGTCTAGATGAAAACTCCGACTTTTTACAGCTTGCAGTGGGCACTAACCTCCTTCGTTATGATGCAAAGAAAAACCTTAATAACTTAGAAGTCAATGTGTATTTTAGACCGCAGTATTTGGGGGTGTAGCTTTTGCTTAATGTATATAACAGGAATTATGAGAGAATTGGCTATATTGAAAGCTACTCCTATTTAAGCTGGGTTAGGAGATATTCAATTGTTGGGGAGTTTGAGTTAAAATGCGCACCGGAAAACTTACCCCTCTTATCCCTTGGCAACATTTTAGCAAAGATCAACGATAATGAAGGTGCAATAATAGAAACAATCTTAATTGAATCGGTGGAACAAGAAGTAATTACTGTGCGTGGACGTTTTTTAGGTGTAGTGCTTGAAAGTAGAATCATTTGGGACACTGAAAACCTACAAGGAGATCTTGGCCAGTGTATTGGACAATTAATCAATAATCATGCCATTAACCCGGGCGATACAGACAGGTGCATACCAGGCCTTAGTTATGAAAGTATTTTGATTGGAAAAAACATCTCCATGCAGGTTAGCTTTAAGAACTTGCTCGAAACAGTCACAGGGATAATAAGCGAAGCTGGGATTGGCATTAAGGCAGTTTTAACCAAGGATGGAATTTTACTTTCACTATATATGGGACGTGAGCATCCCTTTGTTTTTTCTAGGGAATTTGAAAATCTGCTCTCACAAAACTACACCGATAGTATTAAGGATTATGCCAACATTGCCAAGATTGCTGGAGAAGGTGAAGGCAGCAGCAGACTGATGGTGGTGCTTGGGGATGAAGTGGGATTTAACCGCAAGGAAATATTTGTTGATGCCAAGGACCTAAGATCAAGCGAATATGAAAACAATGAGCAATACCTAAAAGCTCTAGAACTGAGAGGTAAAGAGAGACTTTTTGAGAGGCGCAGGCGGGAGAGTTTTGATGCGGTTGCCAACACCAACAGTAACCTAGTTTATCGAGTAGACTTTGATTTGGGAGATATTGTAACAGTAAAATCAAGCCTACTTGGTATATCTAGAAGGCTCAGAATAACGGAAATAATAGAAACCTACGATGCAGACGGCCTTCATGTGGACTTAGTCTTTGGCGATCCATTACCCACATTGGGAGAACGCTTGAAAGGGGTGGTTTGATGGAACGAAGCGCTTTTTTTAATTCAGTGGCAGGTGATAGAAAATACAAGGCGGAGATTTTTGCAGGCTACTTTTCAAAGTTTATCACTAACGGCATTTTTCCACTGCCTGCAGACAATTTAAGAATTGCTGCCTATGACAGGATGGAGATAAAAGCCCACAAGGGTACAGGCTATATTAATGGATATCTATATGAAAACACCGATACATTAATCCTCAAAGTTTCTACTGCCGATGGACTAAAACCCCGAATAGACAAGGTAGTGCTTAGATGGAGCCAAGTAGATCGGAATATTCGAATCTATATAAAAGAAGGGATACCAAATTCAAATCCGACAGCTCCTTCCTTAGAACGAGGAGCAGATATCTATGAGCTGGGGCTTGCCAATATCTATGTTGCTCAAGGGGCTTATGAAATACGGGAAGCGGATATTACTGATACAAGGCTTGATACAGAAAGCTGCGGTATTGTGAACTCTATCTTGCAAGCTGATACTACAGCGATTTTTAACCAATATCAAAGCTGGTTTAATTTAAGAACCAGCCAATATGACGCTGAACTAAATGCCTTTTTAGATGGGTATGAGGGAGACAAAGCCGACTGGGTTACTGCAATGGAGGCATGGACAACAGCTACGAAGGCTTGGTATGAAAACAGCTTAGCTCAGTTTCTAAATGAATATGAAGCTGCAAAAGCACAGTGGCTTGCTGATATGAATGCCTGGTTTACAACTACCACTTCTACTTTTGAAACTGAACTTTTAACTAAGCAAGAGGAATACAGCACAAGAGCCGAGGATTACTTGGCACAAATTGAAAGCCTAATCGGTGACGCAGAAGCTGGAGAATTGCTTAATCGTGTCCGGTGGCTGCAGGAAAACTTAGGGTTTATACCTATTGATGCTGGGGACTTCTTTGAAACATATGTAGACTATTCACCAGATGGTGGAGAATTTTAAGGAGGAGTGAGTTATGGCAACAATTAAGCTTAAACGAGGGCAAAGCACTAACCTGCCAAGTCTTAGTCTCCAGGCGGGAGAGCCGGCTTTTACCCTTGATACAAAAAAGCTCTATATAGGGGATGGTACAGAAAAGGTACTTATTAATCCCGATATTGGAGCAAATGAGATAACAGATGAAAATATTGGGAACAGAACCATAGACCAAGGGATAGCTGCTACAGTTTCAAATACAGGAACTCTGACGCAGCTGTTTTCTTTTCTAGCAAAAGTCATCAAAAGCATCACCGGTAAAACCAACTGGTATGACGCTCCAGTAAAAACCATTGCAGCACTAAATACTGATATATCAAATCATGCTGGAAATAGCTCTGTTCATGTAACAACTCAAGACAAAGCCAACTGGTCTGATAAATACACAAAAAATGAAATTGATAACAAGTTCTCCACTTTAGAGACAAATATTGACTGGAAAGAGTCGGTTGATACCTATGCAAGTATCGCTACTACCTATCCTAATCCTCAAGACGGTTGGACAGTGAATGTCAAAGATACAGATTACACCTATCGATATAGCGGAACCGAGTGGGTTGCTATTTCCGCAAACGCAATTCCTAAAGCCACAGCTGAAATTGACGGTTTGATGGCTAAAGAAGATAAAGCTAAGCTTGATGGGGTGGCCGCGGGTGCCAATAATTATACTCACCCAGCAAGCCATGTAGCTACTATGATCACGCAAAGTTCTACCCATCGTTTTGTATCGGATGCGGAAAAAAACACTTGGAATGGCAAAGCAGATATAGATAGTCCTGAGTTTATTGGCACTCCAACAGCGCCAACGCCCAGTTCCGAGGATAATTCAACCAGACTTGCCACAACCGCCTTTGTAAGATCATTAGGTTATATTCCAGCTAGTGGGGCAATTGATGGCGGCACATTTTAGGAAGGGGGTTAAAGATTATGGCCAATAAAATACAAATACGGCGAGGGCTAAAAACAAATCTGCCTGCTTTAGATGTGGGAGAACCTGCCCTTTGCACTGACACGAAGGAAGTGTTTGTTGGAAATTCTGGTGGAAATGTTGCACTTATTAATAAGGAAGTAATGGATTCCCACCTCGAAAATTACATTTTACAAATACCCTATGGAGTTGCATCAGGGTCGGCAAACACTTATACAGTAACCTTAAATCCACCCCTGACTAGTTATACAGAAGGGGTGGCTGTAGCGGTTAAAATCAATGCGAGCAACACTGGTGCTTCAACGATAAATATTAACAGCAAGGGTGCTAAATCTATAAGAGACCCAAGAGGGAATGCTTTAACTGCTGGGAAACTTATAGCAGGCAGCATTTATACATTGAGGTACAATGGCACAAATTTTATCTTACAGGGTGAAGGGGCAACTGGTAATGCTACTGCGTCTGACCTTCTCTCTGGTAAAACTGCATCAACAGACGCAGGAGAAATAACGGGGTCTATGCCTAATAGGACTGGTCATGTAACAGCGCAAAGTAGAATTGTGAGCGGTACAACTTTAAGATTTAGACCCCAGCCTGGCTATTATGACGGGTCAACTACCAATAGTGTACAATACTCGGACAGCAATTTCATAGCAAGTAATATACTTAAAGGCAAGAGTATCTTTGGCCTCAGCGGTTCTGCAGAACCTAAAAGACTTGGTTTTACTCGAACAACTGCTTCTATTAACTGGGGAGCCAGAAATTATGGTCAAGCAATTGTTTTTGACGGAAAGATGTGGCATATGGGCGGTTTTGACAGTAATAACAACCTACCTAGAAATGTTTGGTATACAACTAATGGGACATCTTGGACTCAAGCTACTTCAAGCGCTGGGTGGACAGGTAGGTATTTGTTTGGTCTACTGAATTATGATAATAAAATGTGGGTTTTTGGTGGTTTTACATCTTCTAGTGAAATAAATGATGTTTGGTATACGACTAACGGCTCTTCTTGGACTCAGGCAACTTCTGCGGCTGCCTGGGAGAAAAGACATATGTTTGGCTATACTGTGTTTGACGGAAAAATGTGGTTGACAGGTGGTAGTACAAGCGGTGCTGTAAGAGATGTATGGTATTCAACTAATGGTAGTGTATGGACTCAAGGTGCGCAACCAGGTTGGTCGGCTAAACGCTACCATAAAATGCTGGTATATGATAATAAGATGTGGGTTATTGGAGGCTGGGATAACCAGCGTGATGTTTGGTATACAACTAATGGTTCAACCTGGACTCGAGCTACAGCTACCGCTTCATGGTCTGCCAGAACGGGTTTTAGCGCTGAAGTTTTTGATAACAAAATGTGGGTTTTTGGTGGCTCTACGTATAATGATGTTTGGTATTCTACTGACGGATCTTCTTGGACAAAAGCCTACAATAACGCTGATTGGAGTCCACGAAGTGATGTTGGGTCGGCTGTATTTGGTGATAAACTTTGGATTATGTGTGGCTATGACGGAACTAAAAACCTTTCAGATGTATGGTACGGGGAAATACAGTCAGATGGGATAATATTTTAGGAGGGAAAATTATGATTGAATACAAATTGATTGACGGTGGCTATGAGATTTATGTGAATGGAGCAAAAGTTATTCACCAGCCCCACAGTCCAACAAGGGGGTTAGATGTCACCCTCGCTGAAGGAGAGGCAGAAAGATTGGCTAAGTTAGTATGTAAAAAGCTTGAACTTGGCACATCTGCTGTTGTAGAAAGCAGCGAGGAGGCAGAATTGATGGCAGAAACTTCGGATGCTCGAATTCAAGAAATGGCAGAAACTTCATTCTCGGAGTATAAGAAGATGGCTCAAGAATCGCAAAATACAATAGTAAGTCTTAAAAAGGAGATTCAAGATTTAAAGGGGCTTATGGAACAGTTTTTAGGAGAAAAATCACAAATCGAATAGTTGAATTGCAGTAGTCTTATTGAGAGTAAGGATCAAATGCGTCTTAAGGCATCTATTTACAGATGTCTTTTTTTATGTGAAAGTGAGGTTAGAATATGAAATCGATATGGGTTAGCATCCAGCTTGGATTTGCTACAATTGGCGGTTTTCTTGGCTGGTTTTTAGGAGGATTTGATGGCTTTCTATATGCCCTTGTAGCCTTTGTTGTAGCAGATTACATCACAGGAGTCATGTGTGCCGTTGTTGATAGATCACTATCAAGCGAGATTGGTTTTAAAGGCATCTTTAAGAAGGTGCTCATTTTTGTTATGGTCGGCATTGGCCATATCATTGACACCAATCTTATAGGAAATGGAAGCACAGTAAGAACAGCAGTCATATTTTTCTACTGCTCAAATGAAGGTATTTCAATGCTTGAAAATGCTGGGCACCTTGGATTGCCAATACCACAGAAACTTAAGGAAATCTTGGCACAGTTGCATGATAAGGGTGGTGAAAGAGAATGAATCTGAAAAAACTAATCTTAATCAACAATGCCTGCTACAAAGCAGGCAAAACAATAAAACCGAAGGGTATAATGATTCACTCAACAGGGGCTAACAACTCGTGGTTGAAGAGATATGTTGGTCCAGATGACGGTTTGCTCGGAAAGAACCAATACAACAATCATTGGAATCAGGATAAACCCGGAGGTCGTCAAGTTTGTGTCCATGCTTTTATTGGTAAGTTAGCAGATGGCTCTATTGCCACATACCAAACATTGCCTTGGAATCATCGTGGTTGGCATGCTGGAGGAGATGCGAATAATACCCATATAGGTTTTGAAATTTGCGAGGACGGTCTAACCGATGCCTCGTATTTTTCTGCTGTTTATAAGGAAGCAGTAGAGCTTTGTGTACATCTTTGCAAACTCTATGGACTAAGTGAGAAGGATATCATCTGTCATAGTGAAGGCTATAAGCAAGGTATAGCCAGTAACCATGCGGATGTTATGCACTGGTTTCCTAAGCATGGCAAGACCATGGATACCTTTAGAGCAGATGTTAAGAAACTTCTAAGCGAAGAAGAAAAATCAGCAGAACCAGCGAAAAAGAAATACTATCGTGTACAAATAGGTGCATACACTGTCAAAGCAAATGCTGAGGTACAGCTTGCAAAAGCTAAAAAGGCGGGATTTACGGATGCATTTATTAAGTATGATTAATCAAGGGGAGCGAGTTAATAAGCAATTATGCTTTAGCTTTACAGAGTTTCCCTAAAAATATTAACTATTAGATGTATATAGCCTGTAGGGGTTATTCCCTTGCAGGCTCTTTTTTTATGCTCTGATTTTATTTTATTTTTACAAATCCTCAACTTCGACCTGTTCCCGCGGCTATTAGGTAGGAGGTGATTCTACATGAATCAGCATGAGGATAAAAAAGTTATGAAGATCTCAGATGGGGTTATAGACGAAAGCATCGAATTAAAGAAAATGTCACAGGAGCAGCTACAGCGTGAGTTTGATTATATTCAAGCAGAGAAATTACTTAGAAAGATGCTCCAAAAAGGTTTAATAACGGAAGCAGAATTCAACAAGATAGAGGCACTTAATCGCCAATCTTTCTCTCCTTTTTTAGCAGAGATAATGCCCTGAATTCGTTGATATATAAGGGTTTCAGAGGTAATATGTGACCTACCAAGAAGGAGGTGAGGCGATGAAAAAGATAACGAAAATAGAAGGAAATAAGGTTGCATCGATTATCAAACCTAAACTACGAGTGGCCGCATACTGTCGTGTTTCTACGGGTAGTGATGAACAGTTAGTAAGTCTACAAGCACAAAAATCCCATTATGAGACTTACATAAAGGCAAACCCAGAATGGGAGTATGTTGGCTTGTATTATGATGAGGGAATTAGTGGCACTAAAAAAGAAAACCGAACGGAACTTCTCAGGATGCTGTCAGATTGTGAAAACAAGAAGATCGACTTAATTATTACAAAGTCCATTAGTAGGTTTGCAAGAAACACTACGGATTGTTTGGAGATGGTTCGTAAACTGTTGGACCTTGGGATTTATATCTACTTTGAGAAAGAGAATATCAATACCCAATCAATGGAAAGTGAACTGATGCTTTCTATATTAAGTGGGCTTGCAGAAAGTGAGTCAATCTCCATTTCAGAAAATACTAAATGGGCAATTCAAAGACGATTTCAAAACGGAACATTTAAAATTTCCTACCCACCCTATGGCTATCAAAACATTGACGGTCGCATGATAGTAAATCCTAAGCAGGCTGAAATTGTGAAGTATATTTTTGCAGAAGTATTATCAGGCAAAGGTACACAGAAAATTGCAGATGATCTTAATCGAAAGGGTATCCCTTCAAAAAGAGGTGGTCGTTGGACAGCTACTACCATTCGTGGAATCTTGACCAATGAAAAATATACTGGCGATGTTATTTTGCAAAAGACCTATACTGACAGCCGTTTTAACAGGCACACCAATTACGGTGAGAAAAATATGTATCTAGTAGAAAATCATCATGATGCAATTATCAGCCATGAAGATTTTGAAGCTGTGGAAGCTATTCTCAATCAGAGGGCAAAGGAAAAAGGAATCGAAAAGCGCAACAGTAAATATCTAAACCGTTATTCTTTTTCCGGTAAGATTATTTGCTCGGAATGTGGCAGTACCTTTAAAAGACGGATTCATTCATCTGGAAGAAGAGAGTACATTGCTTGGTGCTGTAGTAAGCATATAAGCCATATAACGGAATGTTCCATGCAGTTCATACGAGATGAAGATATAAAGACTGCATTTGTTACGATGATGAATAAACTCATTTTTGGTCACAAGTTCATATTAAGACCACTTTTGAATGGGCTACGGAGCCAGAATAATGCAGCGAGTTTTCGTAGAATCGAAGAGTTGGAAACCAAGATTGAAAACAACATGGAGCAAAGTCAGATGCTGACGGGCTTAATGGCCAAAGGATATCTGGAACCTGCTCTGTTTAATAAAGAAAAGAATTCATTGGAAGCAGAAAGAGAAAGTCTTTTTGCGGAAAAGGAACAACTTACCCATTCTGTCAACGGAAATTTTACAAAAGTAGAGGAAGTTGACCGACTGCTTAAGTTTACGACTAAGTCCAAAATGCTCACAGCCTATGAGGATGAGCTGTTTGAAAATTATGTAGAGAAGATTATTGTCTTTTCACGGGAGGTAGTTGGGTTTGTATTAAAATGTGGAATCACACTGAAAGAAAGGTTGGTGAATTAGATGGGTCACACACCCTTTGGATATAGAATTGAAAATGGAAAGGCTGTTGTAGATGATATAGCAGCAGAACAAGTAAAAGAGTTATTTTCAGGTTACTTGTCAGGATTATCCTTGAAGAATGCTGCAATAAAAGCTGGGATAGATTGCTACCATGCCACAGTAAGTAGGATGCTACAGAACAAGCAATACCTTGGAGACGAATTCTATCCTCCAATTATTGATGAGGAGATATTTGAAAAAGCAAGATTAGAAAAACAAAAGCGAGCAGAAAAACTCGGAAGGATATGGGAGCCTAAAGATGTATCAAAAACGGATTATCCTGTAAAGTTCAAAGCAAAACCTCTGGTACAAAAATATGACGATCCATATAAGCAGGCAGAATATGCTTACAGTTTAATAGAAAGTGAGGTGTAACCAGTGGCAGTAAGTAGGAATGTAACAGTAATTCCAGCAATTAAACGAATCGGAAATAATAAAAATAGTGAGAGTAAACCCAAAATACGAGTGGCGGCTTACTGCCGAGTTTCAACGGATAGTGAGGAGCAGGCCTCAAGTTACGAAATTCAGATTGAGCATTATACAAACTATATTAAGAGGAACAAGGAGTGGGATTTAGCAGGTATTTTTGCGGATGATGGCATCACTGGTACCAATACGAAAAAGCGTGATGAATTTAACCGAATGATCGAGGAGTGTATGGCAGGCAATATTGACATGATTATCACAAAATCAATCAGCCGATTTGCCAGAAACACGTTGGATTGCCTTAAGTATATCCGTCAGTTAAAGGATAAAAACATAGCGGTATTCTTCGAGAAAGAGAATATCAACACCATGGATTCTAAGGGTGAAGTTTTACTGACTATCATGGCATCCCTTGCCCAGCAAGAAAGCCAATCCCTAAGCCAGAACGTTAAGCTGGGTATTCAGTATCGATACCAGCAAGGTGAAGTTCAGGTCAACCACAAGCGTTTCCTTGGTTACACCAAGGATGAAAACAAGCAATTAGTGATTGATCCAGAGGGTGCTAAAGTTGTTAAACGGATTTATAGGGAGTACCTAGAGGGAGCCAGCCTTTTGCAGATAGCAAGAGGACTAGAAGCAGACAGTATTCTAACAGCGGCAGGCAAAGCCAAATGGAGACCAGAAACACTGAAAAAGATACTGCAGAATGAAAAGTACATCGGTGATGCCCTTCTACAAAAAACATATACGGTTGATTTCCTTTCTAAAAAGCGAGTCAAGAATAACGGCATTGTTCCCCAGTATTATGTAGAAAATAGCCACGAGCCAATCATTCCACGCGAGCTTTTTATGCAGGTTCAAGAAGAGATGGTTCGAAGAGCTAACCTTCGTAGCGGAAAAGGCGGTAAAAAGAGAGTCTACAGCAGTAAGTATGCTTTATCGAGTATAGTTTACTGCGGACAGTGCGGTGATATTTACCGACGAGTACATTGGAATAACCGAGGTTACAAGTCTATTGTTTGGAGATGTGTTAGTCGTTTAGAGGAAAAAGGCTCTGAATGTACGGCACCTACCATAAACGAGGAAACATTACAGGCAGCAGTGGTTAAGGCTATTAACGAACTTTTGACTAACAAAGAGCCCTTCATCCAGGCGTTGCAGAAAAACATAACTACTATACTTAGTGAAGAAAATGATAATACCACCGATGATATTGATAGAAAATTGGAAGAGTTACAACAACAGCTCCTTATACAAGCAAAATCAAAAAATGACTATGAAGATGTGGCTGACGAAATTTATCGACTTCGGGAGTTAAAGCAAAATGCACTTGTAGAGAATGCAGATCGAGAAGGGAAAAGGCAACGAATCGCTGAAATGAGTAATTTCTTTAATGAGCAATCCTGCGAGTTGGAGGAGTATGATGAGCAATTAGTAAGGCGGCTAATTGAAAAAGTTACGGTATTTCATGATAAGTTCGCCGTTGTATTCAAATCAGGAGTCGAGATTGATGTAGAAGGGTAATCTTTAGAAAGAGAACAGAAGAATTATATTGGATTTTTAAAGATAATATGATATAATAAAACGACTTGGAGGTGGAAGAATGTATA